AAAGACATGGGTAATGAAAACATTGAAATGGATATTACCAACTATGTTAATGGATTGTTGACTGGTGACACAAACTATGGTTTAGGTATTGCATATACTAGACCATTTGAAATGATGAATACCACAACGCTCCAATATGTTGGGTTCTTTACCAACAACACACAAACCTTTTATGAACCATATATTGAAACAATCTATGACAACCATATAACTGACGATAGAAACAATTTCTTTTTAGATAAACCTAACAAACTATATCTATACGTTAATTTGGCTGGAAACCCAACCAATTTGGATACTACCCCAGCTGTAAATGTTTATAATAATACAGGCACTCTTTTATCGGCTTATACCCCTTCAGATGTTACCCACGTAACATTAGGTGTTTATTCAATTGATATAAAAGTACCAACATCAGCGTCAAACGTTGAAACAATGTATAACGATGTATGGACTGGTATAACAATAAATGGTGTTACTAGAGCTGATATAAGTTTAGATTTTGTTGTTAAAGATTCATTTGGTTATTACAACATAGGAAATAATGATATGTTACCTAAAAAAGTGGCTGTATCTATTGGTGGTCTTCAAAACAAAGAAAGAATCAAACGTGGTGATATTCGTAAGGTTATTGTTTCTGCTAGAATACCTTACACTGTTGAACAAACACAAGCTATTGATGGAATCAAATACAGATTATATGTATCTGAAGGTGTACGTGAACTTACAGTGATTGACTTCCAACCAGTAGAAATGGCTAACAATTACTATTATTTCTTATTGGATACCGCTAGCCTTATACCTAACACTTATTATTTGGATGTTATCGTTACCTCAAACTTAGAAGTAACAACAATAAAGAATGCTGTTCAGTTTGACATTATAAGCCAAGTAGAACTTAGAAAAGGTCAGTAATATGAAAGATTTTATTCGTAAAAGAATTCGTGAACAAATGATTGATGGTCAAAATATGAACCAAGCAATGCAAACCCTATGCAATAAAATGACAATAGATAGCTACCAAGAAGCTTTGTATTATGTAAACAAAGCATTGGAAGGCATGGATGAATTGACAAAGAATGAAATTATGCAAAAAATTCACGTTCCTTTGGAAAATCTTAAACAAGAACAAAAAAAGATTGAAGCACAAATAATACACCAACGTATGTCTGGTGATTCAATATTAGACGAAGCTGATACATATTGGCACCAAATTCAAACAACAATTTGTGAAATGGGTCCAGCTTTTCAATAAAATAGCTTGACTAATTTCAAACTTATAGTATATTTATTATTGCGTTAACTAACGTATTGGTCCCGACTGGTAAAACAGTTTAGAGTTGTCTAGGCAACAAAGGTATCGGTACAAATAACAAAAATTAAAAGTTAATAAAAATGAAACAAAACATCTGTGCACCAAGTGTGCCTACAGCAAACCTTGCTGTCAACAAGAGCCGTGTAAAGCTCTATTCTAAGGGTCTGGATATGCCGACCTACTATCTTCAAAAAGGACAAGAGTTCCAAATTGAATTATTCAACCCAACATCAGACGTAGTACTAGCCAAGATTCACATGAATGGTAAAGCCATTTCTCAAGGTGGTTTGGTAATAAATCCAGGTCAACGTGTATTTCTTGACCGTTATTTGGATATTGCTCAAAAATTCTTATTTGACACCTATGAAGTGGCTAAAACCGCTGAGGTTAAAAAAGCCATTGAAAACAATGGCGACATCAAAGTTGAATTCTACAAGGAACGTCAACAAAATACACCAATTAGAATAACACCAGATTGGTTATATAGACCTCATATCTATTATAGTAATACAAATATTGGTGGTTCGTATACTACAGGTACTGACCCTCAGTTTTTGCGTATTGGCACTAGTAGTGGGACATTATCTACCCAAGGTTTGATTAATGGTTCATTAACAAATACAAACGCTGTTTCTTATACAGCATCATTATCCGACACCAACTCTTTTTACAATTCTACAGCAACGTTGGATTCTTTAAGTAACTTTGATGCTGCTAAGGATGTTAAAAGAAGTTTGGTAAAAAGCAAAAAATCCATAGAAACTGGAAGAGTTGAAAAAGGTTCACATTCAGACCAAGAGTTTAATTACGTGAATAAATCTTTTGAATACATTGCATTTCATACCGTAGAGTATAAACTTTTACCAGTATCCCAAAAAATTAACACAGTGGCCGATATCAATGTAAAAAGATATTGCACCAACTGTGGTTCCAAATTGGGCAAGACTGATAAGTTCTGTGCCAATTGTGGTAAAAAAGCCTAATCAAAATAATAGTTAACGCAAAAATAAAATAAACCGAGGACTTGCATCTTCGGTTTTTTTTATGTATATTTGCAAATAAAAATTAATTTGCTATGACAACAAAAGAAACAATCATAAAAAGTGCTTTGTTAAGTGAAATAACAAAATTGACCAAACAATATCCTAACGATATGGAGTTAGGAAAATATGTTAGAAGAGCAGTAGATGAAGCTCAAACAAAATTGGATAAAATTAAAGAAGAAAATGAATTTGCTGAATAGGTTATTGTATAACTATTTGGTTGATAGTCGTTTAAATGAACATAACACGGTTAAATTACTGGACACCAATAAGTTAGACCAATTCATAAAAGATATTGTAACCAAAAAGAAAACTGAATCACATCACAAATCAGACCCACACAACGAAGCTTATCGTTGGAGAACTGGTATGGGTGGTGAAATGGCTTTGGAACAATATCTAGGAAAATCCTTTGTTGATTTTAGTATTGGTGATTCTGAAGATTATCATGTCCCAGATTTATCCAAATTAGGTTTAAACGTTGGAATTAAAACTGTTGAGTGTGGTAAGTACCCTGTAATTTTTAAACGTTCAGAAAAGCCAGAAATAATCATTTTAAGGCTATCTGACGATACGTTTGGTGTCTTGGGTCTAGTAACCCCAGAAGACTTAAATAACCATCAAGATGATGCCGAAATATTAAGCCCAGCACTTAGAGCTAGAGGAACCAAAACAGCATTTGTTGGTCTTCATACCATAAAACCGTTCAGAGACTTTGACGAATTGTTAAGGTTGGTGTAACGTTTTTATAATTGATTTTACGCTATCATCAATTGTTTTTGTCGGTTCCCATCCCATAATATTTTTTGCTTTATAGCTATTTGAATATATTTTTTCAATATCCCCATCTCTACGTGGGCAAATTTCGTATGGAATCTTGAAACCATTTCGTTTAAAAGCCTCCAATACGTCCATAACACTATAACCATTTCCAGAACCTATATTGATAACTGAGTATGTTTCTTTTTCGGTTACACTTATTGCTTTCACATGTGCATCAGCTAAATCATTCACATCAATATAATCTCTAATCGCAGTACCATCATGAGTATTGTAATCATCCCCAAACACTTTTAATTTAGGGTATTTACCTTCAATAACCCCTGTGATATATGGCATAAGATTTTCTGGAACTCCATTAGGTTTTTCGAATATAACTCCAGATGGGTGAGCTCCGATAGGATTAAAATAACGCAATATAACCACGTTTAAACCAGTTTTACTTACTTCTTGTAGTATTTCCTCACAAATCTGTTTTGTGAGCCCATATGGGCTTTTAGCTGGTTTTATTGGTGTGTTCTCATTGACTGGATAAATGTCTGGTTCACCATATACGGTACATGATGATGAAAAGATAAATTTCTTAACACCCATATTCTGTGCAGCTTGTAAAAGTTTAATCGTACTAGTGATGTTATTATCAAAGTACTTTATTGGCTCTCTAACTGATTCTGAAACTGATTTATACGCTGCAAAATGTATGATACAGTCAATGTCGGTAAGCACGTCTTCAATAGAAAAAACGCTTAAATCAATAAAATGACAAACCACTTCTTTACCTGTTAGGGTTTTTATCTTATCAAGAACATCAATTGATGAGTTTGATAGGTTGTCAACAATTATTGGGTTATGACCTTCTTCAATAAGTTTTACTACGGTATGGCTACCAATATAACCAAGACCACCTGTTACTAAAATATTCATGGTTATAATATACGCATAAAACAAAAAAAGGCTAGAAGAAATTCTAGCCTTTTTAAGTTTATATAAGATTTTCTTTCGATTATCTCAATTCTGCTACGTTGAATGTAGGAACACCATCAACTCTAACGTGACCGTAGAATCTGTTGTTAACCACTTTCTTAGCGTAACGAGTCATGATACCTTTAACTGGAGCAAAGTTGAAAGGATTGTACATTGTTGGAGTCAATTGCAATGGCACGTATGGTGCGTAAATGTAACCAGTATCCAATAATGATTTACCTTTGTGACCAACGATTACTGAGTAAGCTGGAGCATAAGGGTCACGGTACACTTGGTAACGGCCACTTAAAGTTCCGATTCTTTCAATACCCATGTTGTATTGGTCTTGCTCTGGGTTAGCATCAGATACGTGGAAGTATTCCAAATCATCGAATACAGCTGAAATTTCAGAAGATACAACGATGAAGTTAGCACCACCACGAAGAGTTGATTTGTGGATTTGAGCACTCAATTGGTTAACTTTGGTAATCAAAGTTTGGTTCCAATCTTTTTGAGTGTATGGGCTAGCAGCAGAAGAAGCTTTTCTCCATCCGTTGTAGTCCCAACGCAATTGCCATGCAGCAGCTTTACGCAAATCTCTAAGGATTTCACGGTCAATTTCCGCAGCAACTTGTTCTGACAACATAGCTGTCAATTCAGCTTCAGCATCAATGTTGTGGAATGCACTAACGTCTTGAGCCAATTCTGGTGACCATGTTGCACGTAATTTTCTTTCTTCAACAGCAACTACAACTTCAGCAAGGTTGAAAGATACTTCACCCAATTCAGTTTCAAGTTCTAATGAAGAGTATTCAGCCCAAGCAAATTTGTAAGCTGGGTTTGTAGTTAAACCAGATACTGAACCTAATACACCACCTGTTGTACCAGTAGCACCTACATAACCGTCATAAGTAGCAGTACCAGCTACAGCTGTACCAGCAGCAGTTGTACCAACTGGGTGACGAAGGTCTAATTCTACATACATTACACCAGCTGGGCTAGTCAATGTACCTAAGTTTTGTACGATAGCTTTACCGTATTGTTGAGTAACAAGACGTAATGGAACTTCACCACCAGCAGCGATAACTGTGTTACCATCAGCATCTTTAATAGCGTTTGTAGTAGTACAAATCAATGAAGCCAAGAAAGACTCAGTATCAATAACGTTACCATCTGGGCCAGTTAATACTTCAGCACCATTAGTGTTGTTAGAGAAACCAGAAAGACCTACGATAACGCTTCTTACAGAACCGTCAGTAGCCAATGGAAGGATGTTACTACCAGTAGTAGTAGCACTAAGCGAACCATCATTACCGAATACGTAAGCGTTAAGAGAAGACATATTTATAACTTTGATAGTAAGAGTACCTTTTGAGTTATCAAACATACCATCGTTGTAGAAAATGTCATACAAGTTTTTAGCTTGCATTTGAGTCAACGGAGTTGAAGCTTTAGTTACAGCAACTGGAAGAGCAGCAGCGGTAGCAGTACCGTTGTGTTCACCGTTAAGACCAGTGTGAGCTGAATAAGTAGTACCGTAAGGAATTGTTGCATAATCGTTACCAGCAACACCAGAACCGTCAACACGGCTAGAAGTTTGAGGAACGAAGTAGAACAATTTACCGATAGGCATGTTCATAGCTTGTACAGACACGATGTCGTTAGCTAATAATTTAGAGAAAACTCTACGTACAATTGGGAACACAACTGTTTCGAAAGAACCAGAAGAGTTAGCAGTTGTAGACTCAGTAAGTAATGTAGAAGCTTGGTTCTCATACAACTGAGCGATGTTTTCTTTTACGTGGCCTTTAAGACCGTCTAGGAATCCTAATGAATCCCATTTTGCTTGGGTTTCTTTACGGATAGCCTTCATGTGGTTTAATCCGATGTTACCCACTTGTCCAGATGTTAATAAATGTGACATAGTTTATTTGTTTTTTGTTTTTTTGTTATGATTATTTTCTTTCAACTCTGTTAATCAAATCTAAGATTCGCTTGGTTGATGGGTCTACATACGCAGTGCTTTCATTTAATTGTTTTGAAGAACTTGTAGTAGCCTCTTTAATGATTTTGTTTTCTACTGATTCAGAAATTGGTTTTCTAGTTTCCAATTCATTGGCAATAGTTTTGTACAACTTTTTAGATTCTTTAAGGTTTGTAACCTCTTCATCAAATCTTTTGATGATGTTTTGTTTTTCAACCTTGGTAGTAGCATGTTCAGTAAACAATTTAGTTACATAAGTAAGATTGCTGTTGAATACTACTGTTTCTACCAACTTTGTTCTAAACTCTTTCAAAGCTTTTCTGAACTCTTCGTTCTCAGCTTTCAATTTGCTAGATTCAGTTAATAAAAGATTATATTTTTTGGTTGTTTCAGAAACAAGTTTCTTAGCAGATGCAGATTCAGTAATAGATTTAGGGTTTTCTGGAGCACCAATAGAACCAGCACCTGTTTTGTTACGATGTGTTCCCACGCTCATACCAGTACCAATGCTAATTTTTTCTTCGATAGGTTCTTCAGCACCTTCTTCAATTCCTTCTTCTTCGCTTTCTTCCTCTTCACCTTCTTCGTCATCTACTGGCATCAAATCAGTTGGTTCTTCACCACCTTCTTCGTCACCCATTTCGATTTCGTAATCTACGTCACCTTCTTCGTCACCCATTTCTGGTTCCATTTCTGGAGCATCTTCAAGGTCAGATGTTTTGATAACGTATTCTCCTGGTTCAGAGACGCTAAGGTGAATTTCGTCACCTACGATTTCGATTTCATCATCGCCACTCAATTTCTTGTAAATTGCGATAACGTCTTCATCTGATGCAGAAGTCATGTCTAATTCTTCTGATGTGCCTAAGCCATCCATTCCTTCTTCGTATGTCATACCTTCAGCTTCCATGCCTTCAGTTTCCATACCTTCTTCTTCCATACCTTCTGTCATTTTTTTAGATTCAGCTTTTTCTTTCTTTTCAGAACCACCTTTACCATGTTCTTTCTTTTCCTCCGCTGGAGTTTCAGATTTCTCATGTTCTTCGTGAGATTCTTCATTTACTGAAGCAACTTCCTCTTCTTCATAAACCTCTTTGGTTAGAGATTCTTTCACAACACCATCAATTTCTTCTCTAGCTACGCTACGAAGTATTTCTTTTGTGTTGGCATTGAGAGCACTCTGAATATTTTTAATATCCAAAAGAGCTTCTTCAAGTATTGATTTTTTGTCTGCCATTTTAGTGTTTGTTTATTTTGTTTTTAGTAGATAAATAAAATTATATTTACCTTATTTGATAATAAATATGTGTCTTTTGTAGAAAAGACAAATACAAGCTAAAAAAAATGATGTTTTTTGGTTTAGTCAGTCAAAAAATTATCAAGTTTATCAATCAAGTTTTCTTTTATGATAGGTTTTTTAGCTTCAACGCTCTCAACATAAGGTTTTGCTTCTTCAACATTTTTGAAAATCCATGCATCTGGCGTAGACGGTGCTGTTACCACATCCCAACAAATAATCTCAAAATCATCTTGAACTATTTGTTCACCGTTTCTACCTTCTTTCAAAGAACCAACACCTCTAGATGAAACACCAATCTTGATTCTGTTTCTCAATAGATTTGCTACTTCATCACCTTTGGTTGATACAATACCGTAGTTAATAAAACCTGGTGTCATAAGGATTTCCATTTTACCCATAAGAGTATGGCCTTCCCACCATGTTTCAATAATATTGTGTGAAATTCTATCACCAGCAATTATGCTAGATTCTGGGTGGTCTAATTCACCAACCGCACTACGCTCTCTAATTGCTTTTTGATAAAGCTCGTTTTGTCTTACAAGGATTTCTTTCGGATATACACGTCCGTTACGGTTTAGGATACCGTACTTTTGTAGAATAACATAAACCACTAATGGTTCAGCTATTACTAGTTTACCAGTCTCTAATTTTTTTATCTCATTGATAAAAGGCTGGTTTCTTGGCTCGTCTGGGCTTATGTAGCCAGCATCGTGTTCAATCAAATAACCGAACCCAGTCTCGCCACGTCTAAGCGTTTTAATTTTGTTGTAATTTATATCCATAATTTTTGCTAGCTTATAGATATAAATATATGCACAAATAAAAAAAGCCCCACTATAGAGGTGGGGCTTTGGTTTTATTTCTTTTTCTTATGGAAAGTAAAGGTATCGTTGCTTTCAAAAACCTTTTGAATTAAATGATTTGATACAACGGTTAATACATTTTTCATGTATTCTGAATTAACTGGTGTTTCAACCTCAGAAAACAACGTAATTTCACAATTCATAAAGCTACGTTTTCCAAATCTTATCCCAGATTCTCTTATGTCGAAATCTACAATTGTTCTATCTTCTATGAAATTTGAACTCTTGTCATTGTTTATCAAAAAATAAAGTTCTTGTTTGACTTTTTTATTGATGTTTCTGATAACCCTAGAATAGTTTATATCTGATTCATGTTTGGGTTCGGCCCATGCTGAAAGATTGACATAAACAGCTTTAGGGTTCTTGTTGTTAACGCTTCCAAAAACTACGTTGTAATCTTTGAAAATACTAGTTTTTACTTCTTTTCCTGTTTTCATAATACCTGGTTTTTATACAAGTATACGGAAAATTTTTGATAGTGTCAAGTACTTTATTTTAGCTTGCCCCAAACGGCCACAGCTATACCAATTGCTATCTGTACAAAGGTAATAATAGCAATCGCAGCTGCCCATCTATTCTTTTGTTTGTAGATTTCATCCTTGGCTTCTTTCATCTGAGATGGTGACCATACATCATTAACCTTCTCAATCCAAGTAGCGTGACTACCAACCTTACCCTCAGTATTTTTGAACTCGGTAAGCTTTTGATTAAGTTCTGAGAAACGTGTATCCATATCGCTTCTCATCTTATCATAGTTATCGTTAAGACGTTCTAGTTCTTTAAGAACCAATTTGCTATAATCGCCCCAAGTTCCTGTTTCTTCTGACATGGTTAAAATTTAATACTGTTTAAAATGTTATTGATTCTTGTGCACATTTTTTCATAACACTTGATTTTGGTTTGTGATGTTGTCAAACGTGAAGCTTCTTCCTCACCTTCTTCAATCACAGTTTTTACACTTTTTAAAACTGTTTCGTATTCGCTATCTGGAGATACTTTACATATCTTTTCAGTTAGTTCTCTTAATTTTAAAATGTTTTCACTAGTAACTGTATTGGCCATTTCTTTAGTTTTCTTTTAAATTGCTTCTTAGCTCAACAAGCTTAGAAATATTTTTTATGAAGTCTTCATTTATTTCTTGTTTGTCATTTAAAAGTCTATCCTTGACTCTTAGTAATTTATCTTTAGCGTTTAAATCACTAGTATCAAGTTTTTCATTAATCAAAGTAATACATTCTTTAATGGTATTTGAATACACTTCTTTCTTTTCTTCGTCAGTTGATTCAATCAAAGTCTTTAGTATTTTCTTTTCTGATTCATCCAATGAAGCATATTTTTCATTGTACTTGTCAACCATCATTGTACTCAACATGCTGTTAGGTAATTCAATTGCTTCAGACACAGTTTTCGTTTTGTTGTTTACAATGTAATCAACAATCTTGCTTGTAGCTTCTACAATATGGTCAATGGTTTCTGGAGTTTTGTTTGTAAAGATAAGGGTTGAAATACTTTCATAAAGTTCTTTCTTCTCATCTAGTACATCAGATTCAAATAAAAGGTTTCCCACCAATTTGGTATTGGCTTCTAAGATATCTTTCTTGTTGAATTTAGAAAATAGTTCAATATTCTCTTTAACGAACATAGCAGCTTTAGCCACATCTGACTCTACCTTTTGTTCAATATTTGTATAAACCAAAAATTGAGTTTTAAGAATTTCGTTTTCCTTGATGGATTTAACGTAGCCCTTGAATAATTCTTTTTTTGATTTATCATCTGACATAACGCTTTCAGCCAAAAGAGTATTATAAACACTCTTGATGTGGCCGAAATTTTTTATAATTGGTGTTAAATCTGTCATGATTTCTTTTTAATTAATAAATATCATTATTTACGCTAAAAATTGATTACTCGTCTAACATTTTGTCAATGTCATTAATCATCTCATCAATTTCTTTATTTACCTTGACATTTTTGTCGTAAATTTTTATTTTTTCTACTTGTTCTTTTGGTGTTGATTTTACTGACTCAATAAGTCTTTCCATAAATTTACCTTGATACTTTTTGGTTCTTTCGTCTAATTTCTTAGCCAAGACAACCTTTTGTTCTTTAAGTATATTTTGTACTTTCTTTACTGATTCAGTAACTTCTGTTGGAGCTGCTTCTTCTGCCCCAGCTTCAGTAGCTGCTTCCTCTGCCCCAGCTTCTGCACCAGCAGCACCTTCTTCACCACCAGCTTCAGTAGCTGCTTCGCTTTCTCCTTCGTCACCAAAATCTAGGTCTTCACCACCAGCTCCACCTCCACCAAAGGCACCGCCAAGGCCACCGCCTCCACCGCCACCGCTGCTTTCTTCTCCACCTTCACCTTCAGCTCCATCACCTCCACCGCCTTTAAGGGCTAGTTTGAAGTCACCATAAACTCTATCTACGATATCGAACATACCTGTATGTTTGATTACGTTAGCAGAGTTAGCCAATTCAGCAGAAGCCGCTTTTTCCATACGTTGTTCAAGAAGGTCTTGTTTGATTTCATCATCAGACATTCCCAATATATCTCTCTTGGCACGAGTCATTGACATAGCACCAAATCCATTACCAGAATCAGATACTGCATCTTTGTAAAGAGTAACTTTGGTTTGCAAGTGTTCAATCTTAAGCATTTCAGCTTGAGTTGATGGGTTGTTAAGAGTTAAAGTAAAGTTATCAAAATCTTCTTCAAAACCTAACAAATACAAGTGAATGATTGCGACCTTGTTAAGTTCTTGCAACATAGCTTGTTGAATTCTGTTTATGGTTCTAGAGAAACGTATATCTTGCAATGCAAGATTCTTACCCTCACCAGCAGTATCGTCAAACCCTAAGAATGGTTTAGGAACTCTAAGTGCTGTAAACAAGTTGCTTCTCAAATATTCAATATCCGCAATTTGGTCTAGGTTTGTAGCACCTGGCAACGTATCAATTGGGTTTGGTGCATCTTCAGTACGAACTGGAATAAAGTAATCTTGGTCATTTGACAACTGATTGTAACGTAAATCCATTTGACCAGTTTGTGGGTCAATGATAGGCATACGTTTGAATCTATCGGCAATTGTGTTTACATATGCTTCAACATCCCCGTCATCAATATTACCAACATAGATTTTATACACACGTCTTTCTGGGGCACGAGTTACACGATAAACCAACATTGAGTCTTCAGAAAGAATAAGTTGTTTCCAAATACGTCTAGCTTTTTCCAATACAGAAGTACCATAAGGTAAACGTCTATCATCACCCAATAAACGGAAGTGAGCTATTTGCCATGAATTAAATTCAACGTCACGACCTCTCCAAAAGAATTTGGTTTTATCAGCTGTAGCTACATTATGATTTGGTGTATCACGGCCAGTAATCATATCAAACAAGCCACTTTCTCTACGTTCCATTTCATAGTTTGGCATTTGTTTGGCACCTAGTACACCGTGTTGTTCATCAATGTTCAAGTAAACAAAGTTATCACCATACTTACATGTGTTTCTCACCCACATAGGCAACGATACGTGTAAATCTAATCTATTGAAGAATAAATCCTCAAGGATACCTTTAACACGTTTACTGTCTGAGTAGATATTCATAATTCTACCTTTGTCATTAAGTGTTGAAGATTCTTCCATCATTACATCCAAAGCAGCTGCTATGGTTGGATAGAATTCCATTGCCTCAAAGTCTGAATAGGAACCAATACGTGTTGTTTCGTAGTTGATAGATTGTTGGAACAATCCACTTTCAACCTTTTTCCACATTTGACCCAAGTACTTGTTTTGTTGTGCTTGTAACTTGGCTCTTTCAAAATCAGCTTTGTTGTCTGTTTTTAATAGTACGTCATTGCCTATATTGTATCTTTGTGGTTGTGGCTGGTTTTGTTTTACTTTAGGTCCATCTGGCCCAATGATTTGTCCGAGCCTTTGAAACACTGTCAATTTTTGTTTTTCTGCCATATTTGTGTTTTTTATTAAATTATACTGTTTTTTTACCAAAAATAAAGGTTATTGAACATAATCGCACTCAACATAAGCCAAGTGTTGTTGTTGAGAATCTACAACCACCAAATCATACACATAACTCGTGGTCCAATCTTGGCCTTGAGACCCAGCTGTAGCCGTACAAAAATATGGTTTACCACCTTTTACTTGGTCTCTATTCTTTTTGCTTAAGTCAGTAGGTAATGGTGACCATTTGTATAGTTGAGCCTCGTAACTCTTTCTAACAAATACCTTGTTTGTTTTTGGTTGATATTGTCTCATGGTTTATTTATTTTGTTCCGCTGAATAACCACATATACTGACCATTTGGGTCTTGCATATTTTTAGATACTATTGGATTAAATTTAGGTTTTGGGGCTGATGCCCTGTTTCTGTTTTCTTTGCTAACAAAGCTGCTCCCTCTTTCAAGGTCTGTTTGTGTAGGGTTGGTATTAACCCCAGCCAACCAACTATTCAAAATAGCTTTGTTTTGTTTTTCTAGTTTCTCTAAGTTCTTGAATGAATGTTCAACCACCCATAAACACATACCCAACGCCATAAGCAAGTCATCATGATAACCTTCCATGTGGTCTGGTCTACCATTTTTATAGATGAATGTTTTCATTTCTGAAGTCATTCTTGCTGAACGAATCTTGATAGCATCTGTTCTAATCTTGAACTCAAGATTTGAAATCATCGGTAAACGAACTGATGTTGCATGAAAACCTGGAATTTTGTTCTCTTTGTTGTAAGTAGATAATTCTCTTTGTCTAGCTGATAAAATCTTACCGTTTTGATTATCATAATGAAGTCTCTTATAATCAAATTCAAGCAATTTCAATACAGTAGATACACCCATACCACCAGTAACATCGACTACGGTATATGCTTTATACATTTCACCGTATTCTTCAACCAATTGAGCTAATAAATCTGGTTGTATTTTGCCTTGATATTCCATAACTTGTTCCATGGTGGTAAAATCGACAACAACAATTGTTGAAGAGTCTTCACCATCACCTCTGGATACGTCCACGCCCATGATATATTGATGACCTTCTTGTGGAAGTTCCCATATCCATGTTTCGTTTTCAGCACCTTTGGTTATAACAGGGTCTTTTACGTTGTTTTTGTTTTGCAAATCAATATATTGCTCATCAATAACGTTACCACCAGAACCAATAAACGACACATCCAATTCTTGTGCAATCATCTTAGCGTCATTGTTCATACCTCTACACATTTCTTCGTACCATGATGATGTTGGTTTCCAACCATCATCAAGTCTTTTTTTATACGATTCAAAGGTAAATTCTACTTCTGTTTCAATTACGTCATCTTTCAACCATTTCAAATCTTTATTGTAACGCAAATCTTCATACCATTTCATTTCAATGATATTGAAGTTGTTTTCTTTTTTCTTTGCTTGGTCGTATGTTTTGTAATACAAAGCGTCCATACCACGTGGGGTAGAAATAAGGGTTGCTTTACCACCCGTACCCAACGCAGTCAATGCAGCACCAAATACTTCAGCACCGTTATCAATATACGCAGCCTCATCCATCACAAGGTATGTAGGTGTAAAACCACGCAACGCATCTTTGGATGTTGCAACCGCTTTTACACGGCTACCATTAGGTAACTTGATTTCTTTTTTAGAATCTGTAAGGAAGATACTCTTGGCTTCGTTTTTAGAATTGCCGTAGTATTCAGCACCCCAAACCCATCTAGGTAATTGAGATAGAAAATCTTTAATCTTGGCAAGGAATTCAAAGGCCAATTCTTGTTTGTTGGCAATGATTAGTACCGCTTCTGGATTTTCAGCATCAGCAAAACCAACCTTGATTGCCATATATGCAGCTGTTGTAGTTGATACACCAGCCTGTCTAGGTTTTGTAATCAGATTAAATCTATGCTTATCATAAGCATGGATGATTTCTTTTTGTCTAGGAAATAGCTTGAACGGTACAAACCCCTCTTGAGTTTTGTCAAATGTTTCCAAATAAGTCTCAATTGCATAAATTGGACTTGTCAAACATTTGGCGTACTCTTTAAATATTTCAGTCGTTGTTAGCATATTCTTTTTTACTATAAATATGCTAGTGTACAATAAAGTGCCCTATATTAAATAAATAAGGCCCTATGAAGGGCCTTATTATGTCTATGTAAGTTATATTTTAGAATAATTCGTCAAACTTAAAACCATCGGAATCATCATCGGAATCGTTATCCTTGTTATCACCGAAAAGGTCTTCAAAATCAAACCCTTTATCGCTTTCGGTATCATCGGAAATTGTTTCCATCGCACCCTCATCCTTTCTAGTTATCTCATCCATAGCTTCGTTGAACTCATCTTCTTGCAAACCAGCTTTTACTTCATTAACAATGCCTTGGATTATCTTTTTGCCTTCTTTGGTACCAGCCATAATCTCTCTCATTTTAACGTTGAATTCTCTAACTGGTAAAGAAGCTAATTCTGTATAAATGTGATGTTTCAAATGAAAATCATCTGGTTCAATCATATTCGTAAATCTACCCCATAGTCCTGGTCCCATTCTCATATCCCATGGTTCAGCGGCCAAGAAATCAGCTTTGTTGATTACATACTCACCCAATTTTTTATTTTTAGGCAATGCATGTGCTGACAATAATTCCATCACACCCTTAACCAATTCATGAATAAGAACTGGGAACACCATTGCTTGTGCATAAATAACAGCCTTTGGGTTTGATGCTGTTGGGAATTGAACTCTAACAACACCACCGTTTACACCGTTTTCCATCTCTGGAATAATGTAATACATATAATCAGCAGCTGCCATCATTTTAGAATACTTGTTTGGAAGCCTTGGGTCCAAATCTGTCAACTCATCATCAACCATATGAAACATGTGATTGCATTTTTTAGCAGCACCTTGTATCATAGCATTCATAAATCTTCTTCTATAAACCTCATCTTTTGCATTTACCATTTCGTCATGGTTTTTAAATTGCATTTCAGTTGTCATAGGTTTAGGATTCTTTTTGGTACCAACCATATTGATTTCGCTGGTCAATTCTGCATGAATTTCAACAACGTCTTTGCTCATATCAAATTCTTCACGAATCATTTCCTCTGCCAATTTGCATAGAGCTTTTTTATGCTTGGATTCCAACCCCATGGTTTCATAAACCAATGGCATCATTTCCTTCATAACTTCTTTATTTTCAATACTATCAACATCAAACGCTCTCTTATAACGCTTAGCAACTTCGCTAAAACGTTCGCCCATTATCTTTTCCTCAAAAGTTGATTCATCATTTTCTGGGAAGATAGGATGCTTACCCAAAGAATGGTTTCCATTAAGCAAATCTTCTTCAAGCTTCTTGTGCATTCTTTCAGCCATGCCTTCTGGATACACAACACCTTCGTTTAATAAGTTGCTTTTGTTGGCTCTTTTTAAAGCGTTTTCAGCTATTTTTTTGTAATCACTCATTATTTTATATCTTTTACTTTTACTACTTTTATAGTTTTCTTAGGGGTTAAACTTTCTTCAAGTTGTCCTTTTGTTATAACTTTCTTCTCAGTTGTAACAGCTGTAGAACTACCCGTTGCTTTATCTTGAGCTGCAATATCTTTATAGCTACTAATGATGGTGCTTAATTTATTCAAAGGAACACCAATTTCTTTAGCCATAGCAGTTAAAAACTGTGCTTGTTCTATGGGTTTATCCAGTTTGCTCAAATATACGCTAAATTTGTTTTTAATCAAGGTAGCCAATTTTTTAACATCAGCTTGAAGTTTAGGTATGTTGGTTCCACCATCTTGTGCTGCGTCATCAACTTCGTTAACATCGCCTTTAAAATAGTCACCAAATCTAAATCTTTTTAACGTTTTGATATCCATATAATCTTCATCTGGGCCTAATTTGATTCCAGATTTAACCATGTCTTTAGTGTTCTTAAATTTAGCGACAATCTCACCGTTTTTGATATTCACAAAGAAATGTTTATAAATTGGTTCAATATCACTCAAATTCAAATAATCCATGAAAGCTTCTTTATCATGGTATTCTCTTTCAGCAGCAGCGTAGTCAAAACCACTTTCTTTTACTTTTGGAACCACTTGAATATCTTGACCAACCATACCCATTTGTTCTTTCATAGGTTTGGCTATGTTTTCTTCAAAATACTCCATAGAATGTATAATATTTTCACCCTTGTCATCCATATCATCATGGCAGAATACAGCCAATCCTACTTCACCAGTTGGATGAACACCTCTAACCATTTGATACTTTTTATCACCAATATTAAAAGGTTGTGATACTTCACCAGTGTTGGCATCTTTTACGTTTGAAAGATATTGAATAGTAGCTTTATCTTGCGGTTTAATAACAGCCTCTGGTTGTTCTTCCATTACAGAACTTGAAATCATTGACGAGCTAGATTTTGAAATTGCTGGGTGTTCCAAATCAAATTCAACGTTAGGGTTTTTCTTTGAAAGTCTAACTAATTCTTTGGTTTTATTAGGGTCTTCAAGAGTCTTTTTGTCAACGTGAATCTTGAATTTATCATCTTCCGTTATATTTTTATTTTGTTTCTCCATGATATTCTTTATTGTAGTTTAGTATTAGGTCTTTTTCGTATAGTTTACCTTCAACATCTTTTAAAGGTTCACCAAATTTAAAACAAAGTCTTTTTTCTGGGTAAGCATCATAAGCATTGATGTTTTCCCACGCCAAAGCGATAACTCCGTCAACCGCATCCCAAACAGCAAACGTATCACTATTTTGTATAACGTCCAATTTTAATTCTGACTCCAAACGGCCAACCTTCTTGATAAAGTGTTCGTGGGGTGCTTCTGGTCTACCAGAAGCTGGGAATGTATCCCACTCATCACCGTCAATATTTTTGGTGGTATCGGAAAAGATAAATTCATAAAGATAATCACCTTTATAATCTTTACCAACCATATTAACATATATCAAAAAAAGGTCTTTCATTATTTTTTAATCGCTTTTGGGTCTGGTGTTACTTCTGGCAATGGTAGGAAAGGTTTATCCTTTCTACTTGGTTGCTTTACAGGTTGTTCCGCTGGTTTAGTTGGAGCTGGTTTTACAACTGGTTCTGTAACTGGTTGATTCATTGTATCATTTTGATTTAAAGACTCGTATACTTTCATTTTAAGATAGTTTTTGTCAAAGATACTACTTTTTTTTGAATCTGACAAGTTTT